TATTGGAACCGTGATGCTTTACTTGCAACTGGATGGGGTGCAAAAGCATGGAATGATGGTGAGTGGGGAAATCTTGCTGACGAAACAGTTTCATTAACAGGTGTATCATTTTCAGCTTCATTAGGATCAACTAGTATAGTAAGCACAAATATTATTATTCCAACTGGAATATCTTTTACAGGATCAGTTGGATCTATATCCCCAGTAATTCCAAAAACTGTAGAACTTGGAAGTTTATCATTTAATGCAACTGTAGATTCATTAACTACAACAGCAGATGCAAATGTATCTTTAACAGGTCAAGCCGTAACTGGTGCAAATGGTGTAATTACACCAGCAGATCAGGTTATGGGTTTAACTGGTCAATCATCTACTGTTCAACAAGGAACAGCGGTTGCACCAAACGAAGACGTAACTTTAACTGGTCAAGCAATAACTTCATCTCAAGGGACTGCAGTTGGATTTGGTGGTAGTGTTGTATTTCCAACAGGATTTTCTATTACATCAGCACAAGGAACAGCTATTGCTCCAAACAATGCACAAACATTATCTGGTCAAGAGGCTTCGTTTAGTGTTGGATCTTTAGTTGGATTAGGTTCTGCAGTTGCAGATTTAACTGGTCAAGCCGTAACAGGTTCTGTGGGAAGTATATCTCCTGCAGATACGATGGGATTAACAGGTGTATCATTTACAGGTTCTGTAGGGTCAATAACTCCAGCAGATCAAGTTATGGGATTAACTGGTTTATCTAGTTCTTTGAGCGTGGGAGCGGTAAATGTTAAAGCTTATGCAGATATTGACACTGGAAGTAACACATCATATAGTAATATTTCAACGGGTTCGAATACATCTTATTCGGATGTTGCAACAGGCTCAAATACAAGCTATAACGACGTAACAGGAGAAGCAGCTTAATGGCATCGACATATACACCCTTGGGTATTGAAAAACAGGCAACTGGTGAAAACGCCGGTACTTGGGGTACAAAAACAAATACTAATTTAGATATTATTGAACAAATATCTGGTGGCTATACAACACAAGCTGTTTCAGATTCTGGTGACACTACTTTATCTGTATCCGACGGATCAACTGGTGCAACTCTTGCACACAGAGTTTTAGAATTTACAGGATCATTAACAGCTTCTAGAAACGTAACTATTCCTCTTGACGTACAAAACTTTTATATTTTAAAAAACGCAACATCTGGATCTCAAAACGTAGTATTTAAATATGTATCTGGATCTGGAACTTCAGCTACTATTGCTAACGGAAAAACTGTAATTGCTTATGCAAAAGCAGATGATGGAACTAATCCAAACATTGCAACAGTATCTTTAGCAAGTGATCTAGTAGATGACACAACACCACAGTTAGGTGGTAATTTAGATACTAATTCTTTCATGATTGACTTTGATGATGATCATGGTCTTAGAGATGAAAATGGAAATGAACAATTAATTTTTCAAACTACATCTTCTGCTGTTAATCACATTGAAATGACAAATGCTGCAACGGGCAATGATCCAAAAGTTGCTGCTGCAGGTGGAGATTCAAATGTTGATTTAGCTATAGCACCAAAAGGATCTGGTGAAATAGTAGTTGGTACAGGATCAGCTGCTGCAACTATTACAACAAGCGGCGCATATGATTTAACTTTAGATACAAATTCAGGAACAAACTCTGGAACGATTACAATTACAGATGGTGCGAATGGAAATATTACAGCAACACCAAATGGAACTGGATATGTAGAAGTTGGTGGTAATACTAACCCAGGAACTCTTCAACTTAACTGTGAAAATAATTCCCATGGTATTAAGTTGCAAAGTCCGCCACATTCGAGTTCGCAGAGCTACACCCTAAAGTTTCCTACTGGAAATGTTACAGCAGATAGATATTTAAAAGTAGACTCAGTAACAGGATCAGGAACATCAGGTGTTGGTCAATTATCTTTTGCCGAAGTATCTGGTGGAACAGCATGGCAAGCAGTTGCAACGACTAACGCAACGATGACTGCAGGATATGGTTATTTTGTAGATACATCTTCAGCAGCTATCACAATGACTTTACCAGGATCAGCTTCAAGAGGTGACGAAATTTCAATCATAGATTACGCAGGTACTTTTGATACTAATAATTTAACAGTAGGGAGAAACTC